TTTTCGCCAGAACGGCGTGAAGCGATTGAAGCAGTCATTTGTTAAAAGGGTAAGTAAAAGTCCAGGGGGGTCTGGATGGTTACGGTATTCCCCACAACACCCTCCATTGTGGGTATGAGAGACGTAATTTATACTCCCCATAGGTCTCGGTTAATGGGAGTTACAAAACATTAGAAAGTGTTACATTCCTTAACGTTGTTGATGTATTTATCATAGCACCAGGGCACTTGAAGTGTCAAGCCCTATACAGAAACTTATTGCTAAATAGCTGTAGTGTTTATCACAATATAAGAAAATGAAAAGACTTCTATTAGCCTTTTCGTTATTCTTCGCAATCCCAGTTAATGCTGCTGAAATTACATCCAGAATCACTGACTCCGTACAATTGAAAGTTGATGGTGCTGCAGTTCAATCAACCCGAATCGGTGCTTCATATTCAGCGTCAGGAACCAATATCCAATCAACATCCTTTGGTGGTGTAGGTGGTGCTGGAACCTACGATATCAATACTCCAGGCCAAGCATTCACTTTCTCGGAAAGTTTCAATGCTGCCGATACTCCAGTAACAACTCAAACAGTTACTAATGGTGTTATTGGAACTCCAAATCTTTATGGAGATAGTGTAACTCAAGTTGGTGGCGAAAAAGGAACTCTCGCAGGAACCTTATCCCCAACTGGTGTTCCTACTGTTACTGCTGGTGGTGCAGGAACAACCGCAACAGGTCAACGTAGTATTGAATTAAGCGTATTCAAATGAGAAATATCCTAGCAGGTTTATTCCTGCTAGGGTTTTCTTGCCCTGCCCTAGCAGAATCTGTTGTGCCTAATTTCACCAGAGGCACAATCAATGCAACTACAGAATCTACTACAAAAGTAATAGAAACAATTCGCCAAGTTGAATATACAACTGGCACATCATATACTGTGACTGGAACTAATATTAACATTCCTGGCACTCCTCAACAGGGAGCAAACTACAGTATTATGACTCAAGGTGCTCCATTCCAGTTCAGTGAAACCTATCTCGGGCCTGGAGTGGCTAAAGAAACATGGATAGATCGCACTACAGAAACTCAATCAACCACTACATCAATCTCTGTCTTTACGCAATAATTTCAACTGGAACTGCATTCGCACAAAGCACTCCAGCACCAAGTAATACGAATATTGCAGGACCTTCAGCATCTGCAACTGGTAACGTAACAAACCAAGCGGTTCAGGTATTACAAGGTCCATATGCAGTAAATACTTATGGTGGTGGAGTTAGTTGTCAAGGAGCAACATTTTCAGTTTCTCCATTTTTAATGCACAGTGGCAATAATAGTGATGATCCAGAAAGTTTTGCTTCACGCAATGGTAACTGGGGAATTTCTGCTGGTCTTAATATTCCATTAGATGGAAATCTAATGGAATTATGTAAAAAAAGAGCAGCAACTGAAATTGCCAGACAGCAAGTAGAAACTGATAAGGCAAGATTGGATTTTGAACTCGTAAGATTATTAAAATGTGGAGAAGCATATAAGAATGGTGTAATGTTCCATCCAGAAAGTCCTTACTACAAAGTTTGTGCAGATGTTGTTGTGAAATATCCACGAGTTGAGGACGTAGTAAATGGAACCAATAAAACCAATTGATACTTCTAGTTTAAGACCTATAATCGGAAATAATCCGATTAATGTTCCAAATTCAAACATCAATAAAATTGCTGGTCCTTCTGTAATTTCTACTATAGAGAAACCAGCAATTCGTGATGTTGAAGCACCAGTAGTTCGTGGGTTAGAAGTTCCTATTGTTGATGTACCAAATACAAGAATACCGTATCCAGTCATTAATGTTCCAACTCAAGCAGAGTTTGATGCTGCAGTAAAAGCAGAAAGAGAAAAACAAAAACAGGAAGAAAAACCAAAAGAAAGAGGATTACCAGATACTAAACCACCAGAGATACCACAACAACTTATACAGAGCGTACAAGTTCCAGTACAATCTGTACAAGCAGAGATACCAGCAGACAAACCTACTACTCCAACCTTTACTATAAATGGAATCGATATTAATTTACCTGACCCTTCTCTTGTTGCTACGGCTGGTGCTGTCGCAGTAGTCACAACTGCTGCAACGATAGCATCCACAACTGTTTTAAATGCTCTGAAGAATGCTGCCGAACCACTCATCAAAGAAGCAACAAAGAATAAGTTCAAAATTAAAATCAAACAAGTTAAACCAGTTCTACATTATGTCCTAGCAGAAGGTGGGCATGTAGATGTTTTTGAATACTCAGCAGAAGGAACTCGTTTAGTAGAGCAAGTAACTAATGTTGAGCAATATATTCGTGACCAAGTTGAAATCAATGCTCTCTACGAAATTGATAATAAAATCATTATTGACGATGTAATCAAAGATAAGTTCACAAAAGAAGGCAAAGAAAGATTTAAGTCTCTCTTTGCCCCTGCTAAAAAAATTGCTAAAAAATTATCAGCTAAGTTCTCAATCTGAAGTAAATTTAGAAATAATCCACACAACAATCATTGCTGGCAATTGAACTACAACGTTATAAAGAATTTCTAGAAAGATATTATCCTTCTCTTCTTTACGTTTATCCTTTGCTGGTGCCGTGGTCATTGTGTAACACCTTAAACAAATCTTTACTATTTAACAAAGAAACATCAAATTGTAAAGATTTTTTGCGGCCTTTTCGTGCTGGTCTCCTAACAAATTATTTTTTCCCTTTCAACTTAAAAGCAGCATCGCCAAGAAAAGAACCAACTGCAAGAATGAGAACTTTGGAATAGGCATCACGACTTGTACTCTCTAGTTCTACTTGCCCTTCTGTTCTAATCGCAACAGACTCAACAGCAGAAATCATCAATGCAGCCCAGATAATGATGAATAGTCTAACAATATTAAAGTAAATCACTTTTTCCTTTTTGCTAGAAGTTCATCAAAGTTCTTTTTCTTTGTTCCACCATCATAATTCCAAGCATATCCTTCAACAATCATCTGATTATTCAGAGAAGTCTCTTCGCCATTGATAAACAAGTGTCCTATAATTCTTCCATATTTCTCTGTGGAATCTGGAAGTTCGGTCTTGATAAGAATGTCTTTTGCATTCTCACAACGCTTCTTCAACCAATCTTTTGATTCAAGTCCGTATTTCTTTTCGTTCGCGTCAGATGTTCGGCTTTCTGGGGTATCAATACCAGCAAGGCGAATCCGTTTAGTAAGAGATATATCGAACCCCAAATCAATATCAGCGTCAATAGTGTCTCCATCGACTACCTTATGGATTGAGCGAATACGATATATGTATGGATCTTGGTTTGACATTAGAAAGGAAACTTAATACTCCCATTATTTAGTTTAGGGATAGGTAGTTTCTCAAATGCTTTGTTAACCTGCTTCTCTACAACAGTACCAACAAATGCTTCTGGATTATCTAAGATTTTCTGTGCCTTTTGGTAAGTCAGGTATGCCCCCACACCAATTGCAGCACTAATGCTCAGACTTGTGATTGATAGAATCAGACTTAAATGTTTCATCTTTCATCTCCTCGTTTGCTAACTTTAATATGTAGTAAATGATATATGCGGTGAAGGCAAGACCGCAAGACAATAATATTACAACTCCCCAGGGAAACTGATCCATCAATACTTACCTTCCGTACAATACTCTACTTTTTTATTTGGATAATATGGATACTTTCCTTCCTGTGGTTTCATATATCCACAACCAATCAACCAATCCATAGTCATTGGTGTTGGGCGAATTTGATCCCATAAAGGACCTTTCGCACACATCTCTAACTTTTCAGCAGTTACATTTGATTGTTCTTCTGCCCAGTTTGCATCTGCCTCCCAAGGAACAGCACGACTTTGCATCATTGACTCATAAGTAAGTCTTGTTTGCTTCATTATCCAAGCAGGAATTTCACTATCCTGATGAACTTGTGCCATGAAAGATGTTTTCAATCCACCACCCATACAATCCTGAACAACATGCCAACCTTCGTGACGAAGTGTTCCTAAAAATTCTCTTGGATCTTTGAGAAGAGTTTCATTAATAAAGAAACGATTATAGTTTGGTTTATATAACCCTACCGTTCTTGGAGTAAAATATCTCTCTGGTGCGACGTAAACAGGAACTTCTAGTTTATTAAGAGAAGTTACTATCCTTACAATTTCTTCTCTAAATGGATCAAAGTCTTGATTTTTTAAGAATTCCGATTCTTCTGATAATTTTTCAATACCTTCGGTACATTCCAAAAGTATCATACAACCCATTGCCTCTAAACTGTAAGGTCTTACTGTTGGTTGTTTGGGTTCAAGTGATGCAGCAATTGCTGGAAATGATAAGGTTAGTGATAAACCGATTGCTGTTAGGATTTTTTTCATTCATCCCACCATCCTTCTTGTTTGTGAATCCAGACTTTCAAATCTTTCACATACTTTCTCAAGATCTGGGCCTGTTCTTCATGCCAAAAATCACCCGTCTCCATATGAAGACGAGTGTGATTATCTATTGCTTGGAGTATTTTGTGGATTGGGGCATTCCAACACTCCCTCTTTGGAGTGTTCCATTCTCGTGGCATTTGTATTCAGCAGTATAAAGTTGTCCATTATGCATATAATCAACTTGGCATAAATTTGGTCCTATCATAACATTACCAGCAATTAAAATTTCTAGTAACATTACTTTTTCTTACCCCCATTTTTTGCCTTTTTAGCAGTTGCATTACCAGAGTTTTGCTTCTTATTATTAGCAGATCCTTTTTTACCTTTGTTAGCAGATTTTGCCATTAGAGATCTCCTCTTGAATAGGGTTTTTCTTCATCGACTTTTGCTTCTAAAGCTTCAACTCTTTCTTCAAGAGAAGTTTCTTCTTTATAACCAGTTTGAACCAATGGTTCTTCAGCAGTTGTTTCTTCAACTACCGCACCCACTACTGGTTCTACTACTACTTCAGAAGAAGTAGTTGGAGGTGTTTCTACAAACTCCTCTCTTTTTGCTTCAGACTTTTTTTCGTCATCATCATCTCCACCTTTCTTCATAGTATTAATTCCAAATGTTGCGGCAGATGCAGTGAATACTGTTGCTATAAACGTTGGGTCCATTTTAGCAAGAGCCCCAGCATAACTTGCCGTAAGAAGTGCGGCAGACCAACCCAAAATCGCAATACGAATAATTTGGCTCATACAAGCTTCTCTTTTCTTTTGAGGGTCCATTTTAGTGAGTTTGTAAGGTTAACCTTTTTTCCAAGCTTCACCTTCTGCCTTTCTTCTACGAGCAAGTCCTGCTTCTACATTTGAACCAGGATTACGATAAAGATAAAGCGCATCGGGAACTAAATCCCATTCTTTATTCTTCAAGCGTTTAGTAATAGTATTAAAGTTATCGCCACCGTAGAAACCAGCGCCAAGATTATAAGCAAAGCTGAGCAAAGCGCCTCTTTTTCCATCAGACATTTCTCCCCAATGTGGAATTTTACGAAGTGCAGGAAGAAACTGGTTCTTACACTGGGTAATTAGCAATTCATCTGCTTCAGATTGAGTAATTGAATCACCCATTTGGAATGGTTGTCCATTCTTATCTCTAGTAGATCCCCAACCGATTGTGATTGGAAGTCCTCCAGTAAGAGGATCAGGATATGCATTTAAATGACATCCTTCAAACTCCTTGATTAATTTGATGCCCATTTGCGGAACATCATCACCACCCACAGGTGCAGGTGAAGAAGATGCTGCAGGAGCAGAAGCAGAATCTGATGTAGATGCTGCTGCAGCATTACCCTTTTTTCCTCTATAAATCTCCGCCCAATCAATATTATCTTCAAGATATTTGACTGGTAAATTATCTTCTAACCACTGAACTGCTTTCACGTGGTTAGGGTTCTTCTCATCATAGAATTTAAAAAAGTTATGCAGATCAATTCTTGCCATTTTTACCTCCAAAGTATTTTAGATAGAGTTCGTTTGCTTCAACATGCTTTCCATTATTTGTAAGTTCTTTGATGACTTTAAGCATCTTTGCTTTAAATCTAGTCGAAGATTCTTCCCCAGCCATCATTACCTCCTGGACACCAACGATGCTTAAGAACTGCTTTGGTGTAAATGGTTTTCTTACCGTTAGTTACAGGACCAGTATAGTTATCATTCAGAGAACCATATGGATCATTTACATAGTATCCTTTACCATCTGGTGTTTTACCGATGACTACACACATGTGCCCACCAGTAGGGTTAGATAAAGAACCGCGATGCAGAATACCAATAACAACTGGTTTTCCCATATCAAGGCTCTTATCAACATCAGCAAAAGAAAGATTATAACTGAAGTGTGACTTTACGCCATATCCAGCAAGCACTTTAGTTTGAACTGCGTGATCGGTCGTATCACCAATCGCAAATACTTTTTTAACATATTCATCGTCGCCTTTGATGCTTCCTGGCTTGAGGAAAGCAAGGCACATAGCGCACGATGAACTGTTACAAGTTCTATGTGCATCTCTGTAGTTGTCTACTTGATTGAAATATGGAACTGCTAGAACTTCTGGTGTAGGAGGTTTAGTTCTAAAAATTCCAATCCATTCTGTTTCCGAATCATCAAGAAATTGAGCAGGAAGATTATCTTCCAACCACTGAACCGCTGCCACATGGTTCGCATTACCATCATCATAATATTTGAAAAAATTATGAAGATCTAATGTCATGCCTTTCTCCCGAATGCAACTAAAGTATTTATTAATATGAGTATTCTTCAATCTTATCCAATACCTTATTAAGGTATTGGTGTGCTAACCATTTTGGATCATATCCAGTTTTATTCATCCATTCATTATCCAAATCCCTTTTCATTTTAAGAACTTCACATTTAATAATTTCTTTAGTCAGTTGACAACGTGGCATAATACTAAAAAACTCTGCTGCTTATTTAGCAACAGAGTAAGATATTATTACTTATTGTTTCAAACAGTAGCAGGTACTTTTACATTTTCTGAAACATATTCAAGAACTTTATCTGGAGTTGTTTCTTCATATGGGTCAACATCAGAATTATCACGTAAACCATCTTCAACAAAAAGTTTTTCAACGATTCCGTTATCTACAACAGCAGCATAACGCCAAGAACGATTGCCAAAACCAAGATTAGACTTATTAACAAGCATTCCCATGGAGCGTGTAAAATATGCATTTCCATCTGGAATGAGAGTTACTTTCTCAATGTTCTGGTCTTTAGCCCAGGCGTTCATTACAAACCCATCATTAACAGAGATGCAGTAAATATCGTCGATGCCAAGACCAATAAAGTCGTCATATCTCTCTTCAAATCCAGGTAACTGATAGGCACTGCAAGTAGGAGTGAAAGCACCAGGCAAACTAAAAATGACCACACGCTTTCCATTAAAAAGTTCTGATGATGTGCGATTTACAAACTCCCCATTTTCCCTGAATAAAAATTGAACTTCAGGTACTTGATATCCTTCTTTACGCATTTTTACCTCCATATTTTTATTATTATTTTAAAGTTAATCCACAAAATAAAACTTTTTTTTCAGTTTTACATATATCACCATAATGACCTAATGAGGCAAGAAAAAAAACTCCTTTTCCTTTTTTTGGAGTAATTGATCTTATTGTTTTTCTTTTCTCATTTAAAACAAATACGGTTTCTCCACCTTCACAATCATTCAAATAAATTAAAAATCCATAATCTTCATTATGATCATGTTTGTGAAATTTTTGATATCCACCAGGAAAATAATGTATGATATGAGACCAAAACAATTCAAACTTTTGTTCGAATTTTTTTTCAAAATCTTGTTTTATAGAATTTAAAAAGAAAATAAAATCTTCATCATCAAAATCTAATAAATTATCAGTGTGATCTCCATTAGTAGTAACAACTTTATTTTCTGGTGAATAATCGTCTTCATTCCTCCAATAAATGGAATTTTTTTTATAATAATCTAATTTATCTAATAAAAAATTTATAGATTCTTCATTAATTTCAAATTCATATAAAGAAGGAAGTTTCATTTAAATTATAGTATGATATAAAAAAATTATACCATATCTTTTAAAAAATACCAGGGATAATTTGTCCTGTAGTTAGATAGGATCCAACAGCAGCAACAAATCCAATCATTGCAAACCGTGCGTTGAGAATCTCTGCCTCGGGGGTAAAACCAAATTTCATTTTGTTTCTCCTTGATAAGGGTGTTGTTGTTTAAGTTCTGGGTTTGGATTACAAACCATTTTTTCTTTTATGGGTTTAATAACGATAAACTTATCATTTTTAAGAGTGCCTGCAATCTTGACTTCTAGTTCTACATCTTGATCCCAAGCACCACTATCAACCAACTCCTGAAGGGCAAGGTTAAATTGCCCTAACATATTAGCACTCACAGATTTTCTTCTTGTTCGGTAAGGATTACACAATCGCTAGTAGGATATGCCACACAAGTGAGTACCCAACCTTCAGCAATCTGGTCATCATCAAGGAACGATTGCTCCTCGTTATCCACGGTGCCGCTAATCAGTTTACCAGCACAAGCAGAGCAAGCACCAGCTTTACATGAAGAAGGAAGATCTACTCCTGCCTCTTCAGCAGCTTCAAGAATGTATTGGTCATCGGGACACTGAATA